CGTGCAAAAGGCGATCCACTCGGGGCGGATTACGCCTAACGCCGACGGGCTGATCGACAGCGGCCGCGCCGACGCCGAATGGGACGCGAAGACGCGGCCCGGGCAGCGGCGGGCGCCAGCGGCGGCAGCCGCGCCAAAGCAGCCGGCCGAAGCGCCCGCCGCCGGACTGGATTACTTCCGCGCGCGGGCCATCCGCGAGAGCTATCTGGCGCGCCTGGCCAAGATCGAGTTCGAGGAACGCACGGCGAAGCTGGTGAGCCGGGATGAAGTGCAGGTGGCGGCGTTCACCAACGGCCGCACGATTCGGGACAACCTCTTGAACATCCCCGACCGGCTGGCGGCGACGCTGGCCGCGGAGACCGACGCTGATCGGGTTCATCACTTGTTGAGCGCCGAGATCCGCAAGGCGCTCGAGGAGCTGTCTGGTGCCCACAGCAGGTGAAGTCTACGACGAGGCGTTCCGGGCTGGCCTCCGGCCGGACCCGCTGCTGACGGTCTCCGAATGGGCCGACTGCTACCGGCGGCTGTCGGGCAAAGCAGCGGCCGAGCCGGGCCCATGGCGCACGGAGCGCACGCCGTACCTGCGCGAGATCATGGACTCGCTTTCGCCGTCGTCGCCGGTGGAGCGCGTCGTGTTCATGAAAGGCTCCCAAATCGGCGGCACCGAGTGCGGGAACAATTGGGTCGGCTACGTGATCCACAAGTCGCCTGGGCCGATGATGGTGGTGCAGCCGACCGTCGAACTCGCCAAGCGGAACTCGAAGCAGCGCATCGACCCGCTGATTGAAGAGAGCGACGTTTTGCGCGAACTGGTGAAGAGCCCGCGCTCGCGCGACTCCGGCAACACGGTTCTGTCGAAGGAATTTCCCGGTGGCGTGCTGGTGATGACCGGAGCCAACAGTGCCGTGGGGCTTCGCTCGATGGCGGTACGGTATCTGTTCCTGGATGAGATCGACGCCTATCCCGGAGACGTCGATGGCGAGGGCGACCCGATCAACCTGGCCTTTGCGCGCACGCGGACGTTCTCGCGCCGGAAGGTGTTCATGTGCTCGACGCCGCTCATCACGGGCCTGAGCCGGATCGAAGCGGCGTTCGCCGAAAGCGATCAGCGCCGTTACTGGGTGCCCTGCCCGCACTGCGGAGAGTTTCAGGTGCTGAAGTTCGACCGGCTCCGGTGGCCCAAGGGCGAGCCGCAGAAGGCCGCCTACCACTGCATCGCCTGCGAGCAGGCCATCTTCAATCACCAGAAGAACGCGATGCTCGCACGGGGCGAGTGGCGGCCGTCGGCGGAAGGCGACGGCCGGACTCGCGGCTATCATCTGTCGAGCCTTTACAGCCCGGTGGGCTGGTACTCCTGGGAGCGCGCCGCCGAGGACTGGGAGAAAGCGCAGAAGGACGTCGAGCGGCTGAAGTCGTTTGTCAACCTCGTGCTCGGCGAATCCTGGCAGGAGCGCGGCGACGCGCCCGACTGGCAGCCGCTCTACGACCGCCGCGAGGATTATCCGATCGGCACGGTCCCGCGGGGCGGGTTGTTCCTCACAGCGGGCGCCGACGTCCAGCGGGACCGCATCGAGGTCGAGGTCGTGGCTTGGGGGCGCGGCAAGGAGGCGTGGTCGGTCGACTACCGCGTGCTTGCGGGCGATACGGCGCGAGCCGATGTCTGGCGGCAACTCGATGCACTGCTCGATGAAGAGTTTCCCCATGCAAGCGGCCTGCGGTTGCCGATCCGGGTGCTGTGCGTGGACTCTGGCTTCAACCCGCGCATTACATACGATTGGGCGCGGCAGCATCCGCAGGCCTCCTGGGGACCAGCAGGCGCGCGGGCGGCGCATCCGAAAACAGCCGTCGCGGTGAAAGGCGCGGCGCGCACGGACCGGCTGATTCTGGGCGCTTCGCCGGTGGATGCGAGTAAGCGGCGCGGCACTCGGCTGTGGACGCTCGGCACGCCCGTGGCGAAGTCGGAGCTCTACAGCCGGCTTCGCCTGGCGCCGCCAACAGAAGAGGGCGGCGAGCCCTTCCCGGCAGGCTACTGTCACTTTCCGCGCTACGAGGAAGAGTACTTCCGGCAATTGACCGCGGAGAGCTTGGTCAAGGGCCACTGGGTGGTCGCGCCCAACCGGCGCAACGAAGCGCTCGACTGCCGCGTGTATGCACGGGCGGCAGCGTCGATCTACGGCATCGACCGTTTCAGTGAAAAGCACTGGCGGGAACTCGATGGGCTATTGCCCACGCCCGTCGCGCAATCGGAACCGGCGGCGCCGTCTCAGCCACGCCCCGTGCGGCGCGTGACCGTGAGATCCCGATGGATGGGATGAAATGGCCTATTCGCAAACCCAACTCGAAGCCCTGGAGGCGGCGCTGGCCAGCGGCACGCTGCGCGTGACATTCGAAGGCCGAAGCCTCGAGTACCGCAGCGTGGATGAACTCAAGAAGGCGATCGCCGAAGTCAAGGCCGCGATGGCGGCGGCGGATCCAGTCCGGCCGCGTGCTCGCGTGATCCGGAGCTACACGTCGAAAGGTTTCTGATGGGCTACTGGCGGAATCTCATGCGGGCGGCGTTCGCTCCGGTGATTGGCGCAGCCGCGGGCTACGAAGCCGCTGCTGCGACGCGCCGCACGCAGGGCTGGAGTCCATCGAGCGAAGGCATCAATGCCCTGGTGGCCGGCGGTGGCGACGCGCTGCGCTCGCGCTCGCGCGACATGGTCCGCCGCAACGCCTGGGCCAGCAACGCAGTCGAAAGCTTCGTTGGCAACGCTGTCGGCACGGGCATCAAGCCGCAAGCGAAGCACCCGGACCCGGTGGTGAAGCGGCGGCTTCAGGAACTCTGGCTGCGGTGGACCGACGAGGCCGACGCTGCCGGGCTGACGGATTTCTACGGACTCCAGGCTCTGGTCTGCCGCTCGACGATCGAAGGCGGCGAGTGCCTGGTGCGCATCCGGGACCGCCGGCCCGAGGACGGCTTGACGGTTCCGCTTCAGTTGCAGTTGCTCGAAGCGGAGCACCTGCCCAGTGCGAAGAACGAGAACCTGCCCAACGGGAACGTCATCCGCGCCGGGATCGAGTTCGACAAGCTGGCCCGCCGCGTGGCCTATCATCTCTACCGCGAGCATCCGGGCGAGAAGTTGCTGTTCTTCAACGCCGGCGAGACGGCGCGCGTGCCCGCCGAGTCCGTGCTGCACATCTACAAGCCGCTGCGGCCAGGCCAGCACCGCGGCCAGCCGTGGCTGACGCAGGTGCTCGTCAAGCTCCACGAACTCGACCAGTACGACGACGCCGAACTGGTCCGCAAGAAGCTGGCGGCCATGTTCGCGGCGTTCATCACCGAGAACAACCCCGAGGATCCGGTGATCGGCGCCAAGCCCGGCGAGGGCGAGACGGATGCGGGCGGCGTCCCGCTGGCTGGCATCGAGCCCGGCTCGATGGTGAAGCTCCTGCCAGGCGAGGATGTGAAGTTCACCGAGCCGGGCGACGTGGGTGGCATGTACACGGAGTTCATGCGCGTGCAGTTGCGCGCCATCGCCGCAGGCCTCGGGATCACTTACGAGCAGCTCACCGGAGATCTCGAGCGCGTGAATTACTCGTCGATCCGCGCGGGGTTGCTCGAGTTCCGCCGCCGCTGCGAACAGTTCCAGCACCAGGTGATGGTCTACCAGTTCTGCCGCCCGGTGTGGCGGGCGTGGATCGAAGCGGCGGCACTCAGTGGGGCCGTCGGCGCGCGCGACTACGCTGCGCGTCCTGAGGCCTATCTCGACGTCGAGTGGCGGCCGCCTTCGTGGGCGTGGGTCGATCCGCTCAAAGACATGAACGCGGAGATCGCCGCCGTGCGCGCCGGCTTCAAGCCGCGCAGCGCCGTCATCAACGAGATGGGTTACGACGAAGAGGACGTCGACAGGCAGGCCGCCGCCGACAACGCGCGTGCCGACGCGCTCGGCCTGACGTTTGACTCCGACCCGCGGAAGACCACCAGCAACGGGCAGCGGGTGGCTGAGCAAGAGCCCGCAACGCAAGTCCAATGACGAATCTTCCCCACATCGCTTCGCGTGTGTTCAACACACCGCTGATGATCGACTCAAAGAAGCTGGCCGCGATCCTGGCAGGGCTCGCGCCGCGCCTCGGCATGGAGCCGCCCGCGGTGGACGCAGCGCTGCTCACCGAGCAGCGGTTGCGGAAGCCCTACGCCGTCACCGATGCCGGCGTCGCCGTCATCGAGGTCGCGGGCAGCCTGGTGAATCGCGCCTCCGGCATGGATGCGCAGTCCGGCCTCACGTCGTATGAGCAGTTGGGCAACGAGATCCTCGACGCCGCCACGGACCCGCAAGTCAAAGGCATCCTCCTCCGCTTCGACAGCTACGGAGGCGAAGCCAATGGCGCCTGGGACGTCGCCAGCCTGATCGAAGAGGCCGCGCGGGTCAAGCCGGTGTGGGCCTCAGTCGACGACTGGGCCCTGAGCGCGGGGTATCTGCTCGCCTCGGCGACCGATCGCATCTGGGTCACGCGCACGGGCGGGGTCGGCTCGGTGGGCATCATCGCCATGCATCTCGATCAGAGCGGCTGGGACGCGGCCAACGGGCTCCGCTACACCACCATCTTCGCCGGGAACCGCAAGAACGATTTCAACCCGCACGAACCGCTCTCGGAGGGCGCCCGCGATGTGCTGGTGGCCGAGGTCAACCGGCTCTATGGCATGTTCGTCGATGCCGTGGCGCGCCGCCGGAGCGTGAGTGCAGAGAACGTGCGCGCCACGGAGGCGGGCATCCTCTACGGCGACGACAGCGTGGCGCAAGGGTTCGCCGACCGTGTCGGTACGTTCCGCGACGCCTTGGCCGCGATGACCGGGTCATTGTCCAAACTCAAGTTCACGAAAGGAGGCACTACTGTGTCTGAAACTACCCAGGCGGCAACGAGTCCGCCCGTTCCCGATCTCGCCGCGATCGAGGCCAACGCCCGCGAGCAGGGCTACGCCGAAGCAGCCGAGATCGTCGTGCTGTGCGCCATCGCCGGCCGCCCCTCGCTCGCCGGTGATTTCATTGCCCGGCATCTGTCGGCGGCTGAAGTCCGCAAAGAACTGCTCGCGCTGCGGGCCGAGGCGGACAAGGAAGAGATCCGGTCCCACGTTCTGCCCGAGGCGAGCACCGCCGCCAAGCAGAACCTCGATGAGAACCCGGTCGTCCAGGCCTGCCTGGCCTTGGCCGGGGCGAAAGGAGCGAAGTAACCCATGCCCGTTCAATCTGAATCGAACTACCTCGGCGACTGGCTGAAATTTGAAGAGGACAACCTTTACAGCCGTGACGAGGTCACTGTGGCGAGCGGCCAGAGCCTCGCCACCGGCACGGTCATCGGTATCCTTACCGCCAGTGGCAAGGTGACGCAACTGGCGCCCGGCGCTTCCGACGGCTCTGAGAACGCCGCTGGCGTGCTGTTGAACGCCGTCGACGCCAGCGCCGCCGACAAAGGCGGCGTCATCATCGCGCGCCACGCCATCTGCTCGGACAAAGGCTTAGTCTGGCCCGGCTCGATCACCGGGCCGCAGAAGGCGGCCGCCATCAATCAACTCAAAGCCCTGGGCATTGTCGTCCGGGAAGGAGCCTGACCCATGCCGATGCTGAATCCATTCGCCACCGACGCCTTCAACATGGTCGCCCTCACGTCGGCCATCAACAAGATCCCCAATACCTACGGGCGGCTCGAACAGTTGAACCTGATGCCCGCCACCGGCGTCCGCACCCGCACCATCATCATCGAGGAGATGAGCGGCGTGTTGAACCTGCTGCCCACGCAGCCCGTCGGCGCGCCCGGCACTTTGGGCACCCAGGGCAAGCGCAAGGTGCGCTCGTTCGTCATCCCGCACATCCCGCACGATGACGCCGTGCTGCCGGAAGAGGTGCAGGGCATCCGCGCCTTTGGCTCGGAGTCGGAAACCGAGGCACTGGCCAGTCTGATCGCCCAGAAGCTCCAGAACATGCGCAACAAACACGCCATTACCCTCGAGCACCTGCGCATGGGGGCGCTCAAGGGCGTGATCCTCGACGCCGACGGCTCGGTGCTGTACGACTTGTACTCGGAGTTTGGCATCACGCCGAAGTCGGTCAACTTCGCTCTGGGCACGGCTTCGACCGAGGTGCTGCTGAAGGTGCTCGAAGTGAAGCGCCACATCGAGGATAACCTCAAGGGCGAATTCATGACCGGCATCCTGTGTTTGTGCTCTGCCGGGTTCTACGACGCCTTCACTACGCACGCGAAAGTGAAAGAGGCCTTCCAGTACTACCAGCGCAACCAGCAACTCGGCAACGACTACCGCACGGGCTTCACCTTCGGCGGCGTGACGTTCGAGGAGTACCGTGGCCAGGCGACCGACGCCGCGGGCAACGTGCGGAAGTTCATCGCCGACGACGAGGCGCACTTCTTCCCGCTCGGCACGGCCAACACCTTCCGGACTTTCTTCGCGCCGGCGGACTTCAACGAAACGGCGAACACGCTGGGCTTGCCGCTGTATGCCAAGCAGGAGCCGCGGAAGTTCGGGCGCGGCACCGATCTCCACACGCAACAGAACCCGCTGCCCATCTGCTTGCGGCCCGAGGTGCTCGTCAAGGGGACCAAGTCCTGACCATGAGCGGTTGGGAAGCGGCGGTGAGTGGACTGAACGCGGCCGTTGTCGACACGTTCGGCCGCGAGGTCCTCTACTTGCCTGAGGCCGGTGGGCAAGGTTTCGTCCGCGCGGTGTTTCAGCCGGCGCGGGAGGGCGAAGATGCCTCGCCGGGCGTCTATGCCGTGCTGTTCGTACGGCTGGCGGATCTGCCCGCGGCGCCCGTGCGCGGGGATGAAGTAGAGATCAGCGGCGCCCGCTACAAGGTCTTCGACATCGAGGCCGACTCGGAAGGCGCCGCTGTGCTCCGGCTCCGCAAGACGGGCTGACTTGTGGAAGATCTTCCACAAGTCGAGACTTCCGCGCAAATGCGCGGAAGTTGTTTACGGGTGTCTCATTCCGAGTGGGCGTGTC